ATTTCAGTTTTTTCTGAAGGTTTACTATTTTGTGGCGCGTCCTGAGACGCAACGGCGCTTTCACGCTGTTCTGTTGTTATATTACTTGATTCTTGCTGTTTAGACGTATTGGGTACATTTTCTTTTGCTCTTCCTATTCCGGCCCCCCGATAATCAGCAGGGATACTTACGACCGATACCTCCGCGGGGGTCCAGTCAACCGCCCTAAAGTAGCCATCACGATTTTTTTCCTCTTGTGTTTTTTCGATTGAATAACCTACAGATACATTCCGAAGGATTCCATCATTAACCATCTCTAAGGTTTCCTTACCTAATGCGTTATTTGCAAACTTAACCTCAACCATTCCGCGCCTCTTTTCCGAGTCAAGCCAACCTCTTTGAACGACTCCAATAATTTTATCGGGTTGATGATTTAGTAATAAAGGGGCTTGTGAATTTAACCTTTCAAAGTTAATAGACTCTTTCCCGTGGTCTAAAATTTCGTTACCTAAAACACCACGGTTTACAGGCTCTTCAGAACTAAACGGGAAGCTTAAAGTTCTTTTATCCTCCTTAACTTCAAACTCAACTGATTCGGATCGGTGTTGTATTTGATTTTCTAAATCACGTTTCTTTTCCATTGGGCTGTGAGTCATTTTCATCTATATTACCCTCACTTTGCTGTTTAGGCGTATTGCTCATACTGCTAACAGTCGTATCAAAAGAAATTTGTAGTTGCAATGCTGCGTCTATTTCTGCTTTTCTAGCTGGCAAAAATTCCTCAATATCCGACGAACCCATTTCGCTTATAACTTGTGCTTGAGTTTTAAAGCCTGCTTTTACGGCTTCTTTTGCTGCCGCTACTTCTTTCTGTGGATCAACAAACGCCCAACCTCTAAATAACCAACGTACCTTTTTATATTTATCAGGATCTAATTCGTACCCACTTAGGTCAATAGCGCCACTTAACACCGCAAGATCTAACCACAAATCAAATAAAGGTTGTAAGAATCTTTCTTCTAGATATTTTTGAATCATCTTGTAATGATCTCTATCCTCCAAAAGACTTAGACGCGATGAACTGTAATTAGTTTCTGAAAAATCCTTGCTTACACTTTCATAACTAACACCGCATCCACTAGCTAACGAACGCAAAATAATCTTATTAAATGGTTCAAATTCTCCCGCCGGAGTATCTAGATCAGGGACGTTAATTGTTTCGTTTTGATTTAGATAAACAAATTTTCCGGGTTCAAAAGTTGAGACTCTTTCATTTTCATATACTTCACCATCACCAATTAAACCATCAGGATCATTCGTTTGAATAAACGCCATTAATGCACTGCTAGCCCTTTGCTTTATTAGTACGGCTTCAGTCATTCCCGCTAATTGGTGCATTGCTTCCAACGCAGGCGCAAGCATTGAAATTCCTCTTGTCTGGGAAGCGCGGTCACTGACAAAAAGATGAATTATTTCATCAGCATTAATAAGCATGTGCCTTTTAATTCCCATTGGAGTCGGGAACGAATCATCGCCGGGGTGCTTCTTATAAAACGCATAACGAACGGCGCGATTGTGACCATCCCGTTCTATTCCCATTCGCCAAGTATTGTTTTTACTTTTTGTTCCGCCGTTATAGGTGCTGTCTAATTGCTCCGGCTCCAACAATTCAAGGCCTAGAGGTATTGATGAACGCCCGAAAGGTTTCTTTATTAACCTCACGAAAATCTCACCCGCCTCAAATAATTGCTTAGCAATAATTAACTGAATATCTGCAAAACAATCACGACCATTAGCCGAGCAAGAATCGTATCGTCCCCACTCTTTAAATGCTCCTTCTATTAAGTCATTTGTTTTCTTATCTAATTTGCTGCCGCGTTTCATACGGGTTTGCGCTTGCATCCTCACGCCCTGACCAATCACGTTTAACGCAAAACTCCTTTGGCCTTGACGACAATAAGAATTATCCCGGCATAGTTGCCGTGACCTTGCCGTTAATTTATCTAAACTACTAAGTAATTCAGTATCAGCGCTATTAGCTGATGCCATCCAACGAGAGTTATAACGACTTACCCTCCCGCCTTCATAACTTCGCTTTAGTTGCTTAGGCATTGTTTTAACTTCCGGCTCGGATTTAAAAACGTCAGAAATAGCTTGATTAAAAAATCCCATGATTAAAAACGAACAAAGAATCTAGTTGGATTACCTAAGCCCTGCGCCACTTTCTCCGCTATATCTTCACGCATGACAATTGCGTTTAGTCGATCTAACTCGGCTGCTAGATCATTCCTATTAATGCGTTTAAACGTCCTCCCACCTATTGAATACTCTTGCATACCATCTTGGAATTTCCTTAACGCTGCTTTGATATTGTCGCGGTCGATCTTGTTCTGTGATCTTGTCTCTATTACTCCCGGCGTTGTTCCTGTATATGCAAAAGATTGTTTAACTTTGAAAGTCCCTCCTTTTCCAAGTTGAAACTTTTCACTGCCTTTACTTACTACCGCCTGAAAACTCCAATCACCTTCATTAAAACTTTCGCTGTCACTTGCCGAAATAGTAAAGCGCCAACCGTTATTATGTGCGCTTCCTATTGCTGTATGAGCGCCCGAAACAGCACTTCTTAGGTAGTAAGTCAGTGTCCAGTCTGCGCTTGTAGCAGTCTGATCAAAACCAACCGTCGCGCTGTCATCTTCCCAATTAATAGTCGTACCCGCTTGCATCGTGTCGGGTATTCCTGAGATCCAAGTCATAACCCCTTACCAATTAGTGACATAACTCTGCGTAGGCTTATTACTTATTTTAGCGTCATTTAAGGGTCTTTTATCTGAATTAATCGAATTTAAGCGTTTTTTATCAAATATTTCGTAGATTTTACCGCGAGGAAAGCGTTGATATAAATGATTTAATGCAGCGTAGGCATATACGGCACAATCAAGAGCCTCAACATTTTGATTTTTCTTTTGAACGTATTCCGTACCCCTCCCGTTTTTCTTTAATACCCGTCTTTCACCTGTAAATTGTTTAAACCATTCTTCTGTAGTTTGTGCGTGAAAATGAAGCTTATTATTGAATTTTAAACGAGCAAATAAAACATCTTTAATTGTGTCACTACCAACCATATAAACAACAACACCTTTTTTTATTGCCTTGCCCCTGTAATTAAGATCAACCCGTGAACCGCGCCCTATCGCTGGCTTTCCTGATTGGCTGCTTCCTTTAATTCCAATTACCCCTAGCCCTTGACGTTGACGACAATAGTTATAAACGGCTTGCGTTGCTAATCCCCCTGTATCAATCGAACAACATTCGGCTTTTAGTTTGCCGCCGTTTGGATGTTCATATTCATTCGTCAGTAATATATCTAACCCCTCCCATACTGTCCCTTGATTTGGATCGCCATAAATAACGTCATGCTGAATTAAATACATGTGTTCGTCTGGAGCTATCCCCCACGTACTAACTTCAATGCGTTCGTCTTTTGTTCCCCCGCCCCCTTGAATATCGACCCCCATCACAAGAAACAAAACATCTTCGGGGATAGTTCCGGGCATATATTTTTCACACCGTTCTAATAACGCCTCGGCTGATAATTGTGATTGATAAGACTCGTCGAAAGTTTCAGCCATTCGGGTGTTCACCCACGTTTTAAACAAAGGGGCATCATCTTTAGACCTTAGAAATTCCTCGACAATTTCGGGCCAAGTTAACCACCCCGCGGGACTATATAAAGAACTCATTTGAAACCCTGCTGTTTTCCTTGTCATCGGCCTTTCTGCCCTCCATTCACCTTGTCTAAGCATTGAAGTTTTATGTGTTTCATCGAATCTTTCTCCGCAATGTGAACACTCATATTTAGCCGTAGACGCATCGCGGTTTTCCCATTTCATTTGACTCCAAACAAGCGTTTGATATTTTCCACAACAAGGAGATTTAACAAAGAACTTGCGACGGTCACTTGCTAGGTACTCTGATTCAACTCGACAAAAATCTTTTGTTGTTGGTGTACTCGTCATCAATATCTTTTTTCTACTAAAAGTTGAAGTTCTTTTAATGGCGAGTTCTACTGGGTCGCCTTCACTAACCCCTCCAGAAGTACTGGCATCACTTGGGTATGAACTTATTTCATCCATGAAAAGGTATCTAACAGGGGCACTACGCAAACCCGCTGGAGAATTAGCACCTGTCAACATCAATATTCCGTTTGGATACTCTTTAATAAACATTGAATTACTAGCATCCCTTGATCTTTGCGGCGCTATCTTCGCTTTAATAACGGGCGTTTCTTCAAATGCAGGCTCTAACCTTTGACGACTCATCCTCTTAACCATATCTAGCGAAGGATTAACGCAAAGTATGGGGGCCGGACAATGGTCAATTGTATATAGCAAAAAGTTGATTCCGCATTCACTCTTGCCTGTCTGCGCTCCGAACATCATTACAACTCTTTCAACATCGGTATTAGTCACAGATAAACAATCCATTGGCTCTTTTAGATATGGCGTTCTACTTGTTCGCCACGGACCCGGTTCGCT